AAGATTCAGTCATGATTATTTTGCTACCATGTGTGACAAATATACAGCAACACAATTAATATCGTACAATAGTAGTCAACTAATTAAAGATAGATTTAATAACTGGTATTCTGCTGAATTTGACCATACATATACTATGAGATCTGTTGGTGAATATATGAAAGAACAACAGGGTCGTAAAGAACTTTTAGTTTTTAATTATGATAATACTAGGTCTTCATAGTGCTATTGGTTGGAACGGAAATAATGCAGATGAAATGTCTAGGATACATGATTCTGGTGCTACATTATTTGTGGATGGAAAACATGTTAGAAGCATAGATGAATCAAGACTAACAAGAAATAAATTAGAAGGCAACTATCCAGAACTAGCAATTAAATATTGTCTAGGAGATTTAACTCCAGACGATGTTGACATCGTAGCATACTCTCCAACAGCAACTCATTTATGTAATACATTTACTGCGTCTGGAGAGATAGCTACATTTTTAAAATCTAAATTTCCTAATGCTGAGATATGGTACATAGGACATCATATGTGTCATGCAGCATCTGCTGTTTTTACATCACCATTTAATAGTGGTAGTTGGTTTACTTTAGATGGTATGGGTAGTCCAAGATGGGACTTTGCAGACTCATCAACCAAAGGATTTGAGAATAATAGTATAGGATATTTTGATAAGAAAAAAAGAATTTTTAGACCATTTAATTTATTTTCTGGACAAGGAGAAAATTCATTTGGTGACTACTATATGGAGATGGCAGTTCAAACATACAACCTTAAGAAAAGTAAGAGTCATAGTTATAGCGAACAGGAGGTTTGGAAAAATGGAGTCAAAGGACTTAATAATGAATTGATATTTCACTATGATGAAAAAGATTATATAGATGTATCTACATTCAGTCCAGAAGGAAAAGTAATGGGACTATCTGCTTATGGTAAGATGCCAGATGCAGAACCACCATACCTATTTTCCAATGATAAAAGATGGAGTGTTGATAGATATGAATTCAAACCACCTTGGGTAAATTTTTACGAATATAATGATGTATTTAAAAAATTAGATGGAGAAAGTGCAGATGATATAGCATACTATACTCAACAACATTTTGAGGATGCTTTAGTAAAATTAGTCACTGCTTTAAGAGAAGATTATCTAGAAGAAAATAATTGTTTTGCAGGTGGATGTTTTTTAAATGTATGTACAAATAGTTTATTAAGACCACTATTTAAAAATCTGCATATACCACCATATCCAAATGACTCAGGTATACATTTTGGTGCTGCAATTTACGCTGCATATAAAACGCAAGAAACTATTGAAATACCAACCAATATAGCATTACTTGGTAAGTCATATGATGATTATGTACCAGAGGATGCAGATTACTATGAAGACTTTGATGATCTATGTGAGGTAGTTGCTAAGTTAATAGATGACAATAAAATAATAGGATGGTTTCAAGGCAGGTCAGAACACGGTCCTAGAGCATTAGGTTCTAGATCTATTCTAATGTCTCCACACAAAGCAGAAAATAAAGATATAATTAATAGTAGGGTAAAACATCGAGAGTATTGGCGACCCTTTGCAGGAGTAACCTTAGAAGGTCGTGGATACGATTCACCATACATGCTATACTCATATGATGTAAAAGAAGATCTACCTGCTATCGTTCATGAAGATGGTACATGTAGAATGCAAACTGTTAATGACGAATTGAATCCTAAACTTTGTACATTACTTCGCAAGTTTGAAGTTCCAGTTCTTCTCAATACATCATTTAATGATAACGGTGAACCAATAGTAGAAACCCCAGAAGATGCAATCAAAGCATTTAAAAAAATGGACATAGACTACCTAGTAATCAACAACTACATTATACGATGAAAGAATTTTGGAAAGTCTGGAAGTATGCTCTCGGATCTTTTAATGATGAAACTACAAAGAAATATGATAACTGGATCTGTGTTATCAGAACAATGGTTATGATTCAACTTGTTATTACTAACTGTTTTATTATTGGTGGCAATATCCGTCATTGGAATGATCATCATATACCACCATCTTATACTAAAGGGTTGTAAGTTTTGACGAATAGGTGTATAATTATACCAGAACAAATAAAATTATGGAACTCTTGATTGGTATTGCATGTTTTGCAGCACTAGGTTATTATGGTTATCTGATGGCAGGTCTGTTAGATGCTAGAAATGAAAGAAGAAGAAAGAGAGGTAAATGGAATTAAAGGACTGGTTGAAATCTATCAACCTTACTAAAGAAAATTTATTAGAAGAAGATCCAACACTAAAATATCCTGCATTCATAGTGAACAAATGTTTGTCTGGGATATTAGATTCTGTTATGTTCTCTAATGAAATGAACAAGTATCCTAACCTAGATCCTAAGCTACAGTATGATTTTCTATTGCATTCTTTAAGAAAAAGAAAGAGGTTTGCTCCTTGGTTAAAGAAGGACAAGATATCAAATTTAGATGCAGTTAAGAAGTATTATAGATACAGTAGTGAGAAAGCATTGCAAGCAATGCGTGTTCTTAGTAAAGATCAAATAGAGTTCATTAAGAAGAAACTTAACACAGGTGGAAGAATATGAATGACATGTTCGTTTTTATATACGGTTTGATGTTCGCTGCAGTAGTAGGTGGTACATTCGCATTCATGTGGAGAATGACTGGCATGCTAGTCAGAGACATGGAAAAACCTAAGAAGGTTGTGCATCCTGAGATGGAAAATATACAACCAGGTGAGTCACTTCTAGTATTTAAAGAAGTGGAAAGGGAAGAAGAAAATGAAGATTCTCAGTATTGATCTAGACTTTATTTCAGCACCCGCAATCAACGACTTCTATAAGAATGGTATGAACAAAGAGATACCAGATGTTCAACCAGTCGTTCAATGGAAGCAATTACAATCTAGAATGCCAGAGGTATTTGAAACTATATCTCAGAAGATTGATATAGACAATTATGATTTTTGTTTAAGAACATATTTAAGAGCATTAAAACACTGTGACGATGTTTACTTTGGATATGACCATGACAATATTTTATATGGTTTAGAAGGACATACAGACATAGAGATAGTCAACATAGATCATCATAGTGATATACTTACAAATACCAGAAGTAGTGCAGAGGAAGAGATAAAACAGATAGATGAAGACGAGAGAGTAGTAGAAGGTAACTGGGGATATTATTTACAATCACAGGGAAGATTAAAATCTTTTCATTGGATTATGAATGAGACTACAGAAGAGTTTTTGGATACAATGCATGGGCATAAGTATCTCAATAATTTTACTTGGGGTTTTAAGAATGATTATGATTTTGGTGATTATAAGTTCGATCAAATATTTGTATGCTTATCACCTTCATACATTCCACCATTACATTGGCACATGATGAGTACATTTATCAAAGTCTATGAAGAACTTAGTGGAAAGAAAATAGAGATAGACTATCTACATAGAAAATATGAGATGGAAAAATATTACAAAGGTGTAACTAAAATTATTTACTGATGAAAATTAATTACTTGAGTCAGGATTCACCTGACAACTATATCATAAAACAATCTGAGTTTAAAGATTCTAGTGGCATGCCATACAGAAGGTGTCCATGTTTTAATCATAAAAATGAAAGAACTTTTATAATCTCATCACCTATTGATTATGAGTTTAGAGTTGATGAACCAATAGATACAAATTTTTTACATTACAATCAGGAGCATTTAGATACATTAGTGTTTCATATGACAACTCCACATTTTTTGTTATGGACATCAGATGACAATGTATGGTTAGAGGCAAATGATCATCCTATGACTGCTCTGGATAATAACATGGTTATGATTCCTGGTTGGGTACAACTATCTACATGGCCGTCTAAGGCAAGCATCGGATTTCAAGTAGTAGATAAAACAAAACCAGTAAAATTTAAAAAAGGTGACCCTCTATGCAGGTTATCGTTCCATTCCCCTGACCTAGATGCAGAGGTGGACTTACAGAGAATAGAAGATCGTGCTATAATAGATGAGATACTAGAAATTTATGAGACAAAACGAGAGGAGGCAATGGATAACGGTAGTTGGACAGATAGATTGTTTAAGAAAGGTAAGTCAAAATGTCCTTTTGCAAGAATTATTTACTAAATACAATTAATAATTGATTTAAAACAATGAGTGTAGTGACTGAACCGACCGTTGATTGGTCGTCCGAAAAGATGGTAGAAGTATCATTAAGTGAACCAGATGATTTCCTAAAGGTTAGAGAAACCTTAACAAGAATTGGTGTGGCATCACGCAAAGAGAAGAAATTATATCAAAGTTGTCATATACTACATAAACAGGGGAGATATTTTATCGTCCACTTCAAAGAATTATTTGCACTTGATGGAAAAAGAGCTAACCTTACTATTAACGATGTGCAGCGTAGGAATCGTATTAGTCAGTTGCTTGCTGATTGGGGACTCATTAGTATACTCAATGTAGATCAGATAGCAGACATAGCACCGTTGAACCAGATCAAAGTATTGTCTTATAAAGATAAGGGTGACTGGATACTAGAAACAAAGTATAATATAGGTAGGAAAAAAACGGAGGAAGAGTGAAGAAATTTATTTTTGATGTTGATGGGACTTTGACACCTGCAAGAAAACAAATTGACGGAGAGTTCTTACCATTCTTCTCAGAGTTTGCTGCTCGCAATGATGTTTATCTAGTGACAGGTAGTGACAGAGACAAGACACTAGAACAACTAACACCATACTTGTACAACAAATGCACCAGAGTATACAACTGCTCAGGTAGTGATGTCTATGAAGGCACTAAGAATGTCTATAGAGATGACTGGGAGTTACCTACAGATGTAGAAAGACATCTAGAGAATGAGTTATTGTTTAGTAAGTTTCCTATTCGTAATGGTATTCATATTGAAAGAAGACCTGGCGGTGTAAACTTTAGCATACTAGGTAGAGCAAACACTTGCTTTATAGAAAGGGAAGAGTATGTCAAGTGGGACAAACTAACTAATGAGAGAGGAGAGATTGCTAGAAGACTTAGGTTAAAGTTCCCAGACTTAGAAGTGCAGATAGGAGGACAGACAGGTTTAGATCTAGCACCACTAGGAAGAAATAAAAGTCAAATACTTAGAGACTTTGAGACTACTGATGAGTTGCACTTCTTTGGTGACATGATGGAGGAAGGTCAGAATGACTATGCTCTGGCAAAAGCAGTAGAGGAGAAGGGCGGTTTTCACTACCATGTAAAAGATTGGATGGATACCCGAACCAAGTTAGTCGGTATATCGGATAGACACTTAGTGGAGTCTGTGGTTAAATAGTATTGTTGCCTTCGGGGACACAATTTACACTCGCTTAATAAGGAGAACTATGGACTTAGAAAAGTATCACAAGTATCATGCTGCCGATCTACCAACTTTAATAGATCGTATCACTAAAAACAGCATAGGATTAGACAATTACTTTGATCAATTTTTCAACACAGAATTTAATACTAACTACCCACCATACAATTTGGTCAATGTTAGTAATGTTGAATCAAGACTAGAAATTGCACTAGCAGGATTTAAAAAGAAAGAAGTTAAAGTTTACACAGAGTATGGTAAACTAGTTGTAGAGGGAGACAAAGCAGAAAAAGACACCTCTGACTACGCACACAAAGGACTAGCACAAAGATCTTTTTCTAGATCATGGACTATTGCAGACGATACAGTTGTTAAGGAAGTATTGTTTGAGGACGGTCTTTTAACCGTCACACTAGGCAAGGTCGTTCCAGAACATCATGAACGAAAAGACTGGATTTAAACACAGGGGGTTTTCAACCCCCTTTTTTTATGTTATAATATAACCGTTGGACGCAACATGGGTGTGACTGAATAAACTTACTGGCAACCGCTAGTTAAGGTGATGATACAGAGGTGGTGCTCGCTGTCAGAAATGGCAGAACTATCTAACCAGATAGGTATCAGGCTGTAACGATTTTACTTCTGTAGTAATGCCCGTTACTTGTTGGTATACAGGAATCCAACCACCCTCCTTTCTTACATACATAATGTATTATGTCAATTAAAGTCGGAATATTAAACGATGGCACACAACTTCTTGCAGATATAAAAGAAGTTACAGACGGTGACCAAACACAGTACATGGTAATTAAACCATTCGAGGTTGTGTATACAGACACAATGGACATGCAAGAGGATGGTACTCAAACATTATCAACAACTAAAAAAGTAGGATTAAAAACTTGGTTAGAAATATCTGACGATCAAACATTTATCATAAATCCTAATACAGTTACTACAATATGTGATCCAGTTACAGACTTAAAGGACATGTATGAAGACTTAACTCGTGGAAGAAGAATCTAATGGATCCTATAGTAAAAGTATTGGTTCTAAAAAATGAATCTAAAGTTTTAGTTACCAAGATAAGAGAAGTACAAAGTGAACTAGGAGAACCAGACTGTCAACTTACAGATCCTGTAGAGTTTAGACTAGGTGAAGAAGATTGGAAAGAAAGGTTACAAAGGTGGCCAGGTAAATTACTGACACAAAACCACCAGTGCATGATCTCATCAGATGCTATACTAACTATTGTAGATCCCCAACCAGAATTGTTGGAGGCATATCAAGAGGTTATTAGTTGAAGTTTTATACAAATGTTTGCATGATCGGGGACAAGTTCCTCGTGCGTGGATACGATAATGGAGAGTATTTTCAAATCCGTGATGACTATCAACCTACCTTATTTGTATCATCAAACAAAGAAACACAATATAAAACTCTAGACGGTCAGTATGTGGCAAAGGTAAAACCTGGCACTGTTCGAGAGACAAAAGAATTTTTAAGGCAGTATGAGTTTGTAGATAATTTTCAAGTGTTCGGCAATGAGAGATTTATATACCAGTATATCTCTGACAAATATCCACAAGATGAAGTAAAGTTTGACATCAGCAAGATTCGTTTGTACACGATGGATATTGAAACTAAATCAGAGAATGGATTTCCTGATGTAGAGTCTGCTGATCAAGAGATGTTGCTCATCTCTATGCAAAATTATAATACAAAAGAAATTATTACATGGGGTCAAGGACCTTTTAAACTAAAGCAAGGCAATCATTACTACAAACAATTCAATAATGAGTTCGATCTTTTAAATGATTTCATATCATGGTGGATGAAAAATACACCTGACATTGTGACTGGTTGGAATATACAGATGTTTGATATACCATACCTTGCAAAAAGATTATACAGAGTTCTAGGAGATAAGGTTGCTAGAAGATTGTCTCCTTGGGGTTTATGTTCTCCTAAAGAACTTTATATCAAAGGTCGTCGCCATATTGTATATGATATAGGTGGTATAACTCAACTTGATTACTTAGATCTTTATAAAAAGTTTACTTATACCAACAGAGAATCATATCGTCTAGATTATATTGCACATGTAGAACTAGGGCAGAAGAAATTAGATCACTCTGAGTATGATACATTTAAGGATTTCTACACAAATGGTTGGCAGAAGTTTGTAGAATATAATATAATTGATGTGGAACTTGTTGACCGTCTGGAAGACAAGATGAAACTGATTGAACTAGCATTGACTATGGCATATGATGCTAAAGTTAATTACAATGATGTGTTCTATCAGGTTCGCATGTGGGATAATATTATATACAATTATCTTAAGAAGAGAAACATTGTAATTCCCCCAAAACTATCAGAACAAAAGGACGAAAAGTATGCAGGAGCATATGTAAAAGAACCTAAACCTGGCAAGTATGACTGGGTTGTTTCTTTTGACCTTAACAGTCTGTACCCACACCTCATCATGCAGTATAATATATCTCCTGAGACTCTCAGAGATGAGAGACACCCAACAGTCTCAGTCAAAGATATTCTTGAAAAGAATCTTACATTTGAAATGCACAAAGACAATGCTGTCTGTGCTAATGGAGCGATGTATCGTAAGGACAAGAGGGGATTCTTACCTGAGTTGATGGAGAAGATGTACAATGAGAGAGTGATATTCAAAAAAAGAA